TTTAGTGATTGGCAAACTTACTATGGAAGTAGTGCCGAACTAGCTAAAGATGTGTTATCATTGGGTCATGACAAATTCACCCGTGAAATATTACATCTTTGCCGGTCCAAAGGCGAATGTGGTTATCTCGAAGCAAAAGAGCAATTTGTCCGTGGCGTTATGGAAACGGATGAATACTACAACACTTGGATTATGGTACGAGTGAGAAAATCACACATCAAGGAATACAATGCTAGACTATCTTCAAAAATTAAAGAATGATCCTGAAGGACCATTCGATGCCATCTTTTTTATGCCTACTGAAAAAGAAGGTGAAATCCACATAGAGGCTAATCAATTAAAGAATCCAGGTGAACCTGTTGGTGGTAATGAAATGGGCCACACCTACGAAGTAATCTTATTCAAAGACGATACCAAAAACGACAAGTTATATGAGGTTGACCGATTTGAAGCAATATTTGTAGACCCTTACGAATACATCTCCAATTTGATACCACAGAACTGGTTTGGTATGGTTGTTAGGAAGACTACCACTTCTGGTGCTTTTGTACAACGTATATTTGACAAAATGACAGAAGCGTGATATAATAGAGTTTTGAAACTATTGAAAGTTTGGTATGATTCTTATTGACTTAAATCAGGTATTGCTTGCCGGCCTTATGGCACAAATTGCCAATCAAAAAGGCAAGCTGGATGAACATTTAATCCGTCACATGGTATTAAATATTATCCGTAATCATGTAAAGAATTTTAAAGCAGAATACGGTGAAGTGGTATTGTGTTGTGATAATCGTAAATACTGGCGTAAAGAATATTTCCCATTCTATAAAGCAAATCGTAAAAAGAACCGTGATAAATCCGATTTAGATTGGCATTTAATCTTTGATATGCTTGGTAAATTCAAACAAGAACTCAAAGATAATTTCCCATACAAAGTATTGGATGTTGAGGGCGCCGAAGCAGATGATATTATTGGCACATTAGTACCACGTCAATCTAAACATGAAAAGATTTTGATTTTATCAAGTGATGGTGACTTTCTACAATTACAAAACTATCCCAATGTTAAACAATATAATCCATCACAAAAGAAATATGTGATATCTAAAAATCCAATTATGGAGTTAAAAGAAAAGATTATTCGTGGCGATAAAGGTGATGGTATTCCTAATGTATTCTCTCCTGGCGATTGTTTTGTCCGTGACCTAAGACAGAAACCTATCACACAAAAGGTGTTAGATAAACTATTAGCGGAAAGTTACCTGGAACAAGAGGAGACCATCAAGGCGAACTTTATTCGTAATGCTACACTCATTGACCTTTCTTTTATTCCCGAGGACATCAAAACTAAAATTATAAATACCTATGAAGAAACAAAGCCTGCTAAAGGCAAATTGCTAAATTATTTTATTGAGCATAAACTAAAGAACTTAATGGAAGTGATAGAGGAATTCTGATGAAAAATATGTTTGAAATATTTGATGAGTTTGAACAAGCAACAGGTAAAAAAGAAAGATTAGATGTAATTGGTAAGAATCTTAATTCGACTTTGGTAGAAGTTTTAAAATTGACGTATCATCCAGCATTTCAATGGTTGATTACAGAAATGCCAGACAACTATAAGGTTCCTTCCGATAATTTACCGGGTCTTGGTGTAACACAATTATCTTCTGAATTAAGAAAATTATACTTATTTCAAAAAGGTAATCCTGCAGCAGAAAGATTGACACCTAGAAAGAGAAATGAATTGTTAATTCAGCTCTTAGAATCACTAGAACCCCGTGAAGCGGAAGTTATCATTGGTATCTTCCAAAAAAATCAAGGCGTTAAAGGTTTAGATTATAAATTTGTTAAAGAGGCATTTCCAAACTTATTACCATAAATGCAAGAGCCAGAAAAAATAGTTGTCATCTGTGGCACTTTTGATCCACTATCATCTGATGATTTGCTTTACATTAAAAAATGTCACCATAAAGGTGATTGGCTAATTGTCGGCGTACATAGTGATTGGTGGATGATGTGGGCAGAAGGCGGCTTTGTACAAAACTATGACACTCGCAGAGAAATTATAAAAAGTTTAAAATTTGTTGACGAAGTTATGACATTCAATGATTCCGATGGCACAGTCTGCCAACTACTCAAAATTGTAAAAATTTGTTATCCTGGGGCCGAGATTACTTATATCTCACCTGAGGATATGCATAATATGCCAGAAACTAAAATTCGAGGCATTACTTTTGAAACCATGAAATAGGAGATGTAAGTGACTAAGTTTGTAGGTAAGTTCCGAAAGAATCAAGATTATAATGAAGATTACAGTTATATGCCAAAGCGAAAACATCGCAATGAACATTCTGAAATTAAAAAAATGAAGAATCGTGATGTAGAGGAAATACTAAGTCATTTGGATGACGCAAGTTTACCAGAAGAAAATAGAAATTTGTGATTTTTTCTTATAAGTAGGTATGTCCGCCTTTGATAAAAAGGTATTGTTGTTTCCATACAACAGATCCGCTTGACATCCAGCTCTACCTGTATTATAATTGGTTCTCTAACTCGGAGAATTGTTTATTATGATATACGGTTACATTCCAAAATCCAAACCTAAGAAATTATCTAAAGCTCAACAAGAGCAAAAAGCAGAGTGGTTGGCTGCTATCAATAAATTATCATCAAAACGGTATTCCAATTCTCCTATTATAAAAAAGAAATTGCCATTAAAACCTATGGCTTCTTTTCATAGACAAACTCCAGAAGTTGCGTCCTTGGATACAGGTTTTGTTGCTTGTGTTAAGAAATTCGGAAATTCTTATACAGGTGAGAAAATCAAAGGCATTGGTACTATGCACAAATCAAATGCCGTGCCAATTTTTACAGATAATGAAGCAAAAGACATTGCGAGTATGCGAAGATGAGCGAATTTGACGATTATTATGATTACCTCGACACTTTGAATGAAGAAGATTTGCAAAAAGAGTTGAAATGGCTTGAATCAATTGGTAAAGCAAAAGCAAATAACAAGAATTTTGTAGTAATTGACCATTTTTATGATATGTAAGGTGAAAAAATGTTATCACAACACGAAGAAACTGCAATTTTAAGAGGAATTGATGAAATTATGTTCAATTTACGTCATGTGCCTGTTGATGATGTAGCACATTTTCTCGTAAAATTCAATCCGAAGCTTGCCGATGAGCTAGCCGCTGCTATCGAGCACAACTTTTTTGAAAAAACCGAAGGAAAAAATCATGTATGAAGAAGAATACAACTTGTGGATGTCAGCAAAAGTAGCGGATGAAGAAATTCCTGCATGGAAAGCGCTCGATATCGTTACTCGCAAGTGGGCAGTCATGAGCGGATTTGAAAAAGATTCAGCAAATTATCAAAAAATGAAAGAAATGTATGAGTAAAATGTTTAAATCTAGTCAACCAATTAAAAATTGCTTACTTTTAGAGTACAAAACACAAAAAGAGTTGGCTTTGTCATTTTGCCGTGTTGAAGAATTCTATGAAGGCCCAGCAAAAGTAAATGGAAAGTATCTTACACTAGAAAATTTTATCGATGCTTACATGGACAAAGAAGGTCGAATCGATTATTTTCATGAATGGTCGGGTTTCAACATTCCAGGAAATGTTTTTACTGAATGGTTTTATCAACACGCATCAGATAAGACAAAATGGGAAACTGCACTAGCAGAAGAAGTAGCTATTCAATTAAATATGAACGAACCCTTTTATGTTATCGGCGGTGTTAAAGGTGATATCAATGTAATTGACCATGAAATTGCTCATGCACTTTATTTTATGAATCCACAATACAAAGAAGAAATGCTGGATTTAAATTATACATTTCACAAACAATACCGTTCTTCATATGTTAAGATTGTAAATAAACTTAAAGAAATGGGTTATGGTGTAAATGTTGTGCGTGATGAAGTTCAAGCGTATATGAGTACCAGTCTCAAAAAAGAATTGGTAACACGATTTGGTCTGGATTACGATACCATTCTACCCATGGTGAAGCAATATCGCAAAGTGTTGTCCCGGTACAACACATATAAAAAGAAAAGTTGACGGTAGACTTTCCTTGTAGTATAATGGTTCTCTTAACTCGGAGATTATATGGAACTTATTCAATCTAAATCATTACTTGCCAAATTAATGGCAACTGAAAATCTTATTGTCGAACAGCGCAATGTATCAACTGCGTCTTTCGATGTCAAATCACGGACACTTACTGTGCCCATGCTTGATAAAAACATTTCTGGCTACCTCTATGACTTATTCATGGGTCATGAGGTCGGCCACGCACTCTATACTCCTTTAGAAGGAATGTATCGTGCTCACGAAGAAAAAATTCCAATGTCGGTTATGAATGTATTGGAAGATGTTCGTATCGAGAAAAAAATCAAAAACAAATATCCTGGTATTCGTTCCAGCTTTATCCGTGCGTATCGTGAATTGATTGATAAAGATTTCTTTGGTACAAATGGTACCGATTTAAATGATTTGAATTTTATTGACCGTGTGAATATGTACAGCAAAGGTGGTGCATCACAAGGTATTAAATTTACCGACTATGAGCAATCGCTGGTTCGCAAAATTGAAGGGACCGAGACCTATGATGATGTGATGGCGGTTGCTCGCCTCGTTGCAGAGTATTTGAAAGAAGAAGCAGAAGAACATCGTAAAAATCATCCTGAAGAATTTGAAGAAGATGAAGATGGTGATTATGAAGGATTTGATTCTGAAGGTTACGATGATTCTGATGATTATGATGAAGATACCGAAACTCGCAAAAGCAAAAATGATTCTGAAGCTGGTGATGAAGAAGATACTGATGATGAATTAGAATCCGAAAAAACCATGTCTGGTGGTGGTTCACAACCTAATGCAATTGACCAGGAAACTAAATCATTTACCGATGAAGCATATCGTAAAAATGAAAGTAAGTTATTTGCACAAGATAATAGCACTTATTATTATGGCAATATTCCTGATGTTGATTTGAGTAAAGCTATTGTAGGTCATAAAGCATTGTGGAAACGTTATCGCAATGCAGCTATTGATGCTTTAAGATATCGCTCAGATGACTTTACTGGTACTGACATGAAGAAATTCATGAAGTTGCGTAATGATTCCAAAAAAGTTGTTGGCTATCTTGCCAAAGAGTTTGAGTTGCGTAAAAATGCCGACCAATTGAAACGTGCTTCTATTGCCAAAACTGGTGACTTGAACATGAGTAAGATTTATTCTTACCAATTGACTGATGATATCTTCAAAAAGATGACAGTAGTACCTGGTGCTAAATCGCACGGCCTCGTTATGTTCCTCGATTGGTCAGGTTCTATGTCTGACCACATGGAAAATACTGTAAAGCAATTAATCAATCTAGTAATGTTTTGCAAGAAGGTAAACATTCCTTATGATGTATATGCTTTCAGCCAAGAATACGATGAACCATATCGCCAAGAATTTAAAGAAGGTGATATTGAATTGCACAATTTCAAATTGTTAAATTTGTTATCGAGCAAAATGTCTGCTTCTGAATTCACTTATGCTGGTTCTGCTTTAGTTCAAATGTCCACATATCGTTATGGCTGGAAACCAAATTGGTTACAAAAAGGCGGTACACCTTTGAATGAAGCAGTTATTTCTGCCATGAAGATTATTCCTGAATTCCAAAAACAATACAAATTACAAATTGTAAATACTGTATTCTTAACTGATGGTGAAGGTCATAGTAATCGTGATGTTTTCTATATCAATAATTCAGGTAATAAAACAAGTGGCACATCTAACAAAGAACTTGATTATGGTAGTAATGATTGGAAAGCCCATCGCAAATTTGTGATTCGTGATCCAATTACCAAAAATCAAGAATCGGTTGAACGTGCTCAGGGTCGTGATTTGACAGCATCATATATAAAGATATTGAAGGCGAGAACTAATTGTAACATTGTTGGTTTCTATGTTTTGTCTGGTCGTAACTTAGGCCGTGAATTGTATCATTTTTATCCTAATGCTGGTTATCAAACCATCGATAAAATCAAATACGAATTCCGTAAAAACAAATCATTAGTAGTTACCAATGGCGGCTTTGATGAGTATTATTTACTCCGTTCAGAAGGCCTTGATACTGATGATGATGTAACTTTTGAAGTAAAAGAAAATGCCACTACCCGTGGTTTGGTTTCAGCATTTAGTAAATTTGCTGGTAATCGTTTGAATAACCGTGTTGTACTTAATCGTTTTATAGGATTGATATCATGAAAGACTTAGCAACTTTTGTAGGTGAAGGTGGTAAAATTATGGCCGTGATTTATGAAGGTCCAGGATTCTGGAAAGTAAATTATGGTACATCAGATAATCCATCTTCTTTTAGTAAAGTGTTTATGACCGAATCTGAAGCAACTGCTTTTGCAACAGATTATACTAATAAGGGCGCTAAACCAACTTTGCTGAGCGAATGATGATTGCTGAAGCTGACGACTTTAATCCTAAAAAAATTGCAGATGCTTTGTTTGCAAGATGCAAAGAAGCTAAAGTTTGGGAAGTAAACTGTTATGTCGATGAATCATTTGTTTTTATGGGTAAACCATTGCCATTTGATTTATCATTAAAAGACGGTTTATATAATTGTAAAGTAATTGCGCCGAACATGAAAGAGGCCATGAAGATTGTGGCTAATTTTATGCCGGTAATTAAATTTGTGAGTGATGATGAAAAGTAAAGTTGAAGAAACTCTTGTAATTCTACAAGAAGAATGTGCTGAGGTAATTCAAGCAACTTCTAAAATTCTGCGTTTTGGTTTCCAATCTCGGTATCCTACCGAAGATAATGCCTCAACAAAAGAAAATTTGGAAATGGAAGTTGGTCAATTACTTTGTATGATTGGTATTCTAGTTGACCAAGGTGCTATCAATGAAGAAAATATGATTGCGGCCATGGAACACAAAAAAATAAAACTAAAAGAATGGTCAAGTATATTCAATGCGGATACAGATTGATTTAGAACAACTATTGGCTTTCTTGAACAAGGTATATGTTTGGACACCTAAAGATAGTTACATTCGAAATGAAGTACAGAATTTTATTAACCAACTGAAAAGCCATAGACCACCACAATGACAAGAAAAATATTAGTAACCGGTTCTGAAGGTTACATTGGTCAACATTTATGTTCTATCTTAGAAAAACAAGATAT